GAAAACCTCGACCGTATCCCGGCAGAGGATGGCGGCGATTTGTACCTCATTAACGGCAATATGCTCCCGCTGAAGAATGCGGGTGCTTTTGCAGATACACCTACCGATGACGGAAAGGAGGAAGAAACCGATGAAGAAGTTCTGGAATTGGAAGAACCAGACGGAAACGAACTCGGAGACGCAGGAACAGATACAGGAAAGAACCCTGTTCCTGAACGGGACCATCGCCGAGGAAAGCTGGTTTGACGATGATGTCACCCCGCAGCTTTTCAAGGACGAGCTCATGTCCGGCAGCGGAAACATCACCGTATGGATCAATAGTCCCGGCGGAGACTGCGTGGCAGCGGCTCAAATCTACAATATGCTCATGGACTACAAGGGTGATGTGACCGTGAAAATTGACGGTATTGCCGCATCCGCAGCGTCCGTCATCGCTATGGCAGGCACGAAGGTGCTGGTGTCCCCGGTGTCCATGCTCATGATCCACAACCCCATGACGGCGGCATTCGGCAATTCGGACGAGATGCAGAAAGCTATCGAGATGCTCTCAAGCGTTAAGGATTCCATCATCAACGCCTATGAGATCAAGACGGGGCTGTCTCGTGCAAAACTGTCTCATCTCATGGATGCGGAAACCTGGATGGACGCAAACAAGGCTGTGGAACTCGGCTTTGCGGACGAAATCATGCAGAGAAACTCGGAATCCGAAGAGGTACCCACGCCTGCCGTTTCCATGCTGTATTCCAAAGCGAATGTGGTGAACTCTCTCATGGAGAAGATCGCCGCAAAATGCGCCATCACCCCGAAACCCACCCGTACACAAAAAGCCGATGACCTTATGGAGCGGCTCAATCTCATTAAAAACTGGAGGTAATTTATATGACGATCAACGAACTGCGTGAAAAGCGCAACCAGGCTTGGAACGCTGCAAAGGCATTTGTGGAGACCAAGCGTGATAAGGACGGTCTGCTTTCCGATGAGGATGCTGCGACCTATGCCCAGATGGAAAAGAAGGTGCAGGACTACGGTGCCGAGATTGAGCGCATGGAAGCCATGTCCGCAATGGAAGCACAGCTGAATAAGCCCACTTCTTCTCCCATTACTGAGAAGCCCATGAACGGCAAGTCCACCGCTGACGAGAAGCCCAAGACCGGCCGTGCTTCCGACGCCTACCGCACCGGAATGCTTACCGCCCTTCGCAGCAACTTCCACCAGGTGAGCGATGTCCTTCGCGAGGGTGTTGACGCTGACGGCGGCTACCTCGTACCCGAGGAGTATGATTCCCGCCTCATTCAGACGCTTTCCGAGGAAAACATCATGCGAAAGCTCGGTTACACCATCACCACATCCGGTGAGCACAAGATCAACATTGCAGCGACTGCGCCTGCCGCTGCGTGGATTGAGGAAGGCGGCGCACTCTCTTTCGGTGACGCAACCTTTGCACAGATCCTTCTGGACGCGCACAAGCTTCATGTCGCTATCAAGGTGACCGAGGAACTGCTCTACGACAATGCGTTCAAGCTGGAGGATTACATTCTCACCGAGTTTGGCAAGGCACTCGCCAATGCCGAGGAGGACGCATTCCTCAACGGCACCGGTGTCGGTCAGCCCCTCGGTCTGTTTGCGGAAACCGGCGGTGGTCATGTGGCAGAAACGCTTACTGCCGCACTCAAGAGCGATGACCTCATCACCCTCATCCATGCGCTGAAGCGTCCCTACCGCAAGTCTGCCTCTTTCATCATGAACGACAAGACTATCGCGCAGATCCGCAAGCTGAAGGACAACAACGGTGCGTATATCTGGCAGCCTTCCTATCAGGCAGGTGAACCGGACCGCATTCTCGGCTACACGGTTCATACCTCTGCGTATGCTCCGGAGAATGCTATTGCGTTCGGCGATTACAGCTACTACAACATCGGCGACCGCGGCACCCGTTCCTTCAAGCAGCTCAACGAGCT